TGACCAAGATATTTCTTTATAATTAAGGAACATGAAGAGGAGAAATCAGGCAACATTATAATTCCAGTTCAAAAAATTAATAATGCCTAAGAATTAAATAAAGCCTGCCTGGTGCAGGCTTTTTTGTTTATTACTATGATTAAATTATTTGATTATGAAGGATATGAGGTTCAAGTAGAGCCAGAGGCATTATTACTTGCACCTTTTAAAACATTGTGGGAAAGAGATAAAGGACGACATAAATCAACGGCTAAACAAGAATTAGCTTATGTTTACTTTATGGGAGATCCAAGAAGTGATTATCAATATCTTATTGATAAAGAAGTAAGGTCTTCTGAGATAATAAAGGCATTAGGCTTGCCAAGTACTTGGACTCCTGATGATGCAGTCAAAAAAGCATTGGAGTTCTATGAAAGTTTTAAGCCTGTATCAGCAGGTTTACTTGAGGATACCAGAGTTGCAGTTGATAAGTTAAGAAAGATGTTAAGAGATATAAATCCTAATGAAAGGGATGATAAAGGTAAATTGATTTATACTCTTAGTTCAATAACTCAGACAATTAAGCAAATACCCTCTTTAGTGAAAGATTTAGATGCAGCTGAGAGAACTCTCGGTAAGGACATTATAGATGAAGCAAAGGCAAGAGGTTCACAACAAAAATCAATATTAGAAGATGAAGATTAATGATGTTATTGAATCCTTTAATAGGGTAATGGATGAAGAAAGAGTTAAAAGAGGTTTAGAAAAAGGGGACATCTTGTTTATCATCAGATTTATAATAAGAAATTAGGTAATTATTATGATTATAATCAAAGTATTGTGTATATTCATAATAATCTTACTACTATAAGCATTCTTATAAGCGTTAATTCTTTAATGCAACTTTCTGAGCATTTTTACAAAAGAAGATGCCAGTGAGCAACTTCAAAAGTCTATTCTTAATCCCTTCTTGACCAAGATATTGCAACCTGAAATTTATAATTCTTTAATAATGGACAGTTATGGAATGGAGTGATGATTTTTATATTCCTACTAATGAATATCAAACAGAAATAACTAAAGATTTTATGGAATCCTTGCCTGAGGAAGTTGCAGAGCAATTATTGGATTTCATTACTAATGTACCTTATATAAAGAATCTTATAAGTCCTGATAGAAAGAGAGCCAAAGACTTGCCTAGGGATGAAAAAGGGAGAATTATAGTTAATCTTGAAGAGCCTCATATATTAGAAGATATGGATTACTTCAGACCTGCTGCAATTCATTATGAAGCACATGGTTGTTATACTTTTTTAAGACCTAATCCTAATCCTAATAGTGAGTTTAGGAAATGGTTAAATGAAGAAAAAAGAAGATGTAGAGAGGGATATGTAAGAAAATCTGATGGTGAATGGATTACAGGATATATGTATTGGTATATGAATTATTGTAGAATAATGCTTACTAGTACACAAGAAGGTAAAAAAAGAGCTAATAGAATTGAGAGTTTTCCTGAAACCTGGGAAGGTATATATCTCAGATTTCATTACTTATATCAAGCAAGAGAAGAAGGTCATCATGCTATAGAATTGTCTAGAAGAGGTTCTTCAAAGTCATATACTTTAGCCAGTATGATGGCCCATAACTTAGTATTGGGAGAAAGTTTTGAAGTATGTAAACGTGTTACTACAATACTTACTGCTTATCAAAAAGAATATCTTGCTGATAAGGATGGTACTTTGTCTAAGTTTGAACCTATGATTAACTTTATATCAGAGAATACAGAATTCCCAAGACTTAGATTGAGAAGTTCTTCCCAAGATATGTTTTGGCAAATGGGTTATCTTGATAGTTATGGTAGAAAGAAAGGCTCCCTTAATAGTGTAATAGGAGTGTCATCAAAGGATGATGAAGGTAAATTAAGAGGTAAGAGGGGTCATATCTATTTTGAGGAAATGGGTTCTTTTCCTAATTTATTGACGGTCTTTGATGTAGTTAGACAAGGTATGGAAGAAGGAGACTATACTTATGGTCTTGCTTATCTTGTAGGTACAGCAGCAGAAAAAGAGTCTAATTTTGAGTCTGCAAAGACTTTATTATATAGTCCTGTAGCTTATAATATAAAGGCTATAAATAATGTATATGATAAACCTAAGCAAGGTAATTCATTATTTGGTTATTTTTTCCCTGCATATATGAATAGAAAAGGGTGTTATAATCATGATGGTGTTTCTGATATTGTAAAAGGTATTGTACAATTACTTACAGCAAGATATACTGCTAAGTATTCATCAGATTCTAATTCAGTATTAAGGGTAATTGCTGAAATGCCTATTACCCCTGCTGAGGCTATAATAAAAGTAAAGAGTGCCTTCTTCCCAATTACAGCACTTACTGAAAGGTTACAACAACTTGATTTAGACCCAAAAGCTTATGATGATGTACTTATAGGTGATTTAGTACAGGATGCTAATGGAGTGGTTAAGTTTGTTCCTACTAATGATGTACCTATAAGAAAATATGGTGTTGATAATACTACAATAGGTGCTTTAGAGATATATGAATTGCCAAAGAAAGATGCCAGTAATAAAATACCTTCTATGAGATATATTATAGGACATGACCCTGTAGATAATGACCAAGCAGATTCTTCATCATTATCAAGTACCTTTGTGCTTGATTTATTTACTGATAGAATAGTTGCTGAATATACAGGGAGGCATCCTTTTGCAGATGATAACTTTGAAATGGTAAGGCTTTTGTGTTTGTTTTATAATGCCTTATGTCTTTATGAGGCACACCCTTATAGTCAATTAGTTCCTACTCCAGATGGTATGAAATTTTGGAAAGATATAAAAATTGGGGATACTTTATTTTCCCCTACTAAAAATACAGTAAAAGTAGTGGATATACCAATAGACGAGATGATGCCAATATATGAAATAACTCTTGCAGATGGTAGAACTATTCAAGCTAGTGACAATCATATATGGACTGTTTATAAAGGAGCTTCTAGAAAATTAGTAGAAATGACTACCAAACAGATGTTAGATGAAGGGATAACAACAAAATGGAATCAACATAAATTCTTTATACCTGAACATACTGGAGTAGAGTTCTCGTATAAAAAACTTCCTATAGATCCTTATACTTTTGGATTGATATTATCAGAAGGTAGTATTAGAGGAAGTCATTGTTCAAAAAATTCAATACAAATTTCATCTTCATTTGAAGATATGAAATTTTATAAGAATAATATTCCTTATAGTATAAAACATATAGGAACTAAAGGGTATTTGTGGCATATATATATTTCCAACTGTAAAACTATAATGCAGAAATATGATATATATGGGACAGACAGTCATACTAAATTTATCCCAAAAGACTATTTACATAGCAATTTCAGCCAAAGAATGGAACTATTAAAAGGTTTAATGGATGGGGATGGTTGTGCTTCTACTTTAGGGGCTGCTATATACATAACTTGTTCTAAACAGTTAGCAGAAGATGTTATGTCTTTAGCTAGAAGTCTTGGTATAAAAGCTTGGCTACAAACAACTAATTATAGTTATAGAGTTGCTTTAGCTCCTAAATATAAAATATTTAAGTTACCTAGGAAAGTAGTGGAACAGCATGTCTATTCTCCAAAAACTAAAGGAAGTAAAGCTAATGCAATACTAAATAAAACTGCTATACTTAGTATTAAGTTTTCTCATAATGAGCTTGGGAAATGTGTAACAGTAGATTCTGAAGATGGTCTTTATATGATAGGAGATTATGTTACTACTCATAATTGCAATAAAAAAGGTTTATTTCCTTATTTTCAAAAACTTAATTGTGTAAGACTTTTGACTGAAACTCCTCAATATCTTAGAGATATGCAGATGATTAAATATTCTGCATTTGGTTCTAATAAATATGGGGTAAATGCAAATCCCGCAATAAATAACTATGCTAATGATAGGATAAGAGAATGGTTAAAAAGGGAAGTTCCTGTAATGGTTAAAGATGAAAATAATGAAGAAACTATGATTATGATGCCTCAATTATATTCAATAAGAAGTAGGGGACTTCTTGAAGAACTTATTGCATTTGACCCTGTCAGAAACTTTGATAGAATAAGAGCATTAGGTATGGTGATGCTTTATAGGGAAAGTATGATTATACAGAATGGTGGTAATTTTAATGAGAGTAACAAAAAAGTTAAGAAAGTTACTTTAGCAGAGGATGATTATTGGAAGAGAAATTATGGTAGTTAATTAACTTAAAAAGTGTAGAGTAATAAGTATTTTACTTTTTTACTTGTACACTTTTTTATTTTTATTATTTTTGTAATTAAAAGTGGAATATTATGGATATTGCAACACTTGCAAAAAGTAAATATCATGGAAAGTTTCCTCAACAACAAATACCTATGTCAAAGAAAAACAAGGTGTGGAGAGCAGCACATCTTGAATGGGCGGATAGTAAGACCTTTTTTAATTATGGTCCTGTAAGGAATACTTCCATTCATAAAAAAATAAATTATGATTTGTTTGATGGGAAACTGCATATGAGAGATCTTGAGGCTATTATAAATCCTGAGTATCTTAAAGAAAAAGATGAGCCTGCACCTATACAGCATTATCCTATCATAAACAGTAAATTACAAGTTCTGCGTGGGGAAGAATCAAAAAGATTGTTTGATTTTAGAGTAGTAGTCACTAATCCTAATTCAATATCAGAGATTGAAGAAAATAAAAAGACTGCTGTAGTACAACAACTGCAACAACTTATCGAGAGTCAGGTTAAAAATGAAGAAGAATTTAATCAAAAACTATCGAAGATAGGAGATTACTTTACTTATGAATGGCAGGATATGAGAGAAGTAAGAGCTAATAACTTACTTAATCATTATATTAAAGAATATAATATACCCATTATATTTAATAATGGTTTTATGGATGCTGCCATTGCTGGTGAAGAAATATATCAAATTGATATTAGAGGAGGAGAGCCTGTTATTGAAAGGCTTAATCCTCTTAAGGTAAGGGTGTTTAAATCTGGTTACAGCAATAAAATTGAGGATGCGGATGTAATAATTTTAGAAGATTATTGGTCTCCTGGTAAGATTATAGATACTTATTATGATGTCCTTACAAAAGAAGATATTAAATACATAGAGTCTGCCCCTGATAATACTCATAGTGCTGATGATGTAGATGAATTAGGTAGAAGAGATGAAAGGAATGGCTTTATTAATGCACGTATGGTGGATGATACAATATCTTTCGGTGAGGATGAAAATAATATGCCTTTTTATTTTGACCCATTAGGCTTATTTTCAAATACAGCAGAAGATCTTATGCCCTTTGATACTGATGGTAATATAAGGGTTTTAAGGATATATTGGAAATCTAGAAGAAAAATAAAGAAGATTAAATCTTATGATATACAGACAGGAGAAGAAATATTTGGTTTCTATCCTGAGACTTATACACCTAATGAGGCTTTAGGGGAAGAAGAAGAGATATTTTATATTAATGAGGCTTGGGAAGGAACTAAAATAGGGGAAGAAATATATGTCAATATGAGACCTAGAATAGTTCAATATAATAGATTAAGTAATCCCAGTAGATGTCATTTTGGTATTATAGGAAGTATATACAATATCAATGATGGAAAGCCTTATAGTATGGTTGATATGATGAAGCCTTACAATTATCTATACGATGTAATGCATGATAGATTAAATAAACTGATGGCCAGTAATATGGGTAAACTTGTAAGGTTAGATTTATCTATGGTTCCTAAAGACTGGACTATAGATAAGTGGTTATATTTTGCAAGGAAAAACCATTTAATTGTTACTAATTCATTTAATGAAGGAGATAGTGGAGCTGCTATGGGTAAAATAGCTGGTGGTTTTCCTAATGCTAATATGACAGTCCTGGATGCTGAATTAGGTAATAGTATTCAAATGTATATCAACATACTTGAGTTTTTAAAGATGAGTATGTCTGAAGTAGTGGGTATTACAAAACAAAGGGAAGGACAAGTAAGTAATAGAGAGACTGTTGGTGGTGTAGAAAGAGCAACATTACAATCTTCTCATATTACAGAGTGGTTATTTATTGTACATGATGATGTAAAAAGAAGAGTTCTTGAATGTCTTCTTGAGACAGCAAAAATAGCCTTAAGAGGTAGAAATCTTAAGTTTTCTTATTTATTGTCAGATGGGTCACAAAAAATTGCTGAAATAGATGGGGATGAATTTGCAGAAGCTGATTATGGTCTTATAGTTGATACAGGCAGTGGTATTCAAAATTTAGGTCAAAAATTAGATATGTTGGCACAAGCTGCATTACAAAATCAATTAATTTCTTTTTCTACTGCAATGAAATTATATAATTCTTCAAGTTTAGTCGAGAAGCAGAGAATGATTGAAAGGGATGAAAAACAGAAGTTAGAAATGCAACAACAACAAATGCAGATGCAACAACAACAAGTTGAAATGCAAATACAAGCTAATACCCAGAATGAACAAGCAAAACGTGAACAAGAAGATAAACTTAATATGAGGGATAATGAAACTAAGGTACTTATAGCAAATATTCAAAAGGCAAGTACTGAGAATGATGGTATTGAAGAACCTGCATATTCAAAAGAAGCAAAAGATAAACTTGCTGAACAAATAAGACAGTTTGATGAAAAAATAAAACTTGAAAGAGAAAGACTTGCTTTTGATAAACAAAAAGCTAATACAGACGCAAGTATTAAAAGGGAATCTTTAAAGAAAAAACAAACCACAACACCAAATAAATAATAAGGTATGGCTGATATAATAATAAAAAACATAATACTAGATGTAGATAATTCTTGTCTAAAGATTTGGGCTAATGTAGTTGATAATAGTACTATTAAACTTACTGATATATACATAGACACGGAAAGAACTTTTTTGAGTGCCAGTGAACCCAGTTCAAAAGCTTCTTATATAACTTTATCAGATACTATAGATTTAGAACATGATTCTAATATGGGTATATTAAGAGCTACCAGTGGACATTGGCATCAAAATCCTACAGAAGATACAAGTGGTATAATACAGCTTACTACCACTAATGAAGAAGGTGAGCCTGTGAATTATTTTACAGTGCCTTTATCAAACTTTGCATCTGGCATTCTTACTGAATCTTATGAAGCAAAGAAAACTATGTTCTTTGTGTTTATTAAAGGACTTAAATATAATAATGAGGGAGTTACACAAGAAGAACAAAATATAGTAGTATATTCTTGTGGTGTCACTTTTAATCAGAATGATCTGTACCAAACAGTGTTTGATGAGATTAATCATAATATAATAAAAGGTAAAGGATGTCCTTTTAATAATTGTACTTTTAATAAAGGTGCTGCAGATATTGCTTTATTATTTGATGCATTTCAATTGTCTTGGTCAAAGGCAGACCCTCGACAATATGTAAAGTATTGGAATTATATTCATAATGTTAATGTTTCTTCAAATTGTAGATGCAATGGTTGATGAACTTAATAAAGCAATGGATAAGTACTATAGTACTTTAGAAGGAGTTGGTTATATGAAACAAGAGGAAATAGTGATTCTTCTTATAGCTAATTTTTTAAGAAAATATGTATATTCGAATTATACTGATATTGATGGAGATAAGATAAAACAAATTCAAGAAATATTTTCTTGTTTACTTGAACATAGTTGTACAATAAGTGATTTACCTCAATTATATGTTCAATCACAAGCTGCTTCACATGAAGGAAATAGTATTCAAACACAAAATGGTGCAATAGTAATAACTGTTGGTGAAGGCAGTACTGTAGTACCACAATCAGATAATGAAACTCAAAAATTTTCTGATTTTGCATTTCAAACATCTTTGGGAGAAGAGGATTTTATTGCTGGTTATGATAGTATTCTAAATCAAAATATCAGAGTTAATGCAGGAGCATTAGTTTTAAATTGGCAACCTATTATATGATATGTCAGTAAAAATAAGATATGGTGAATATGCAGATTGGGAAGTTAGGAGAAATAATGGGACTCTTGAAGAAGATACCCTTTATTTCACCTATAATCCTAATTTGTTGTATAAAGGAGACCAATTATATGGTGCAGGTGGTTCTTTTAGACTAACAGAAGAAGAATTCCAACAAGTAAAAAAAGATCATAGGATTGATAAGAGAATGTGGTATTTTGTTACTGATGATAGGAATAGACTTCTTAAAATTTATGCTGGGAATACTTTAATAGCTAAAGCTAGTGAGGATGGCTCTTATGCATTTACATATACATTTCCAATAACTTTTAGAAATTAAATAATTTATGATAACAGATATCAAGGATTTAAGAGGCAAACAAGAGGGTGATGAACTTACTGCGGAAGAATTTGACACTTTAGTACAAGCAGTTCAGGAAAATCAGAACTCTGTGAAAAGTGTTTCCCTTAATAATTCAACACCTGTAGAACCAGATGAAAATGGTAATGTCAATTTAGTTATGGTTACTGGTAACTATGAACAAATATTGACTGTAAAATATGGGAATGATGTTATGGGTGAAAGTGCTTCAATTTTAAGTGCAGATGGTAAGATTACATTAGAAGTACAGTATAAAGAAAGCAGACAAACTCAATCAGGAAATGATACAATATACAGTCCTACAGGTAGAATTGTTACATTATCAATATCATCGGCAAGTGGAACTACAATAACACAATTATATTCCATGAATTTGGCCTCAGTAGGTCATAGTAGTACGGAATTTACTAGTGTTGATATATCTCCTTATTTAAATGATGGTAGTCAAACCATACAAGTAAGTGTTACTAACACAATTAATGCAGAGCCTTTTAATCAGAATATAACTATAATAAAGGCAAATCTTAAACTTAGCACTCCTGTTGGCGCAGATTGGTTTACTAATGTATATAATCTTATAGGAGATACAGCAACATCTCACACTCTTAATATGAAATATTTTGTGCAAGGCAACGTTGAAAAAGTGTTACATATTGAATTTAAGAGAGGAAGTTCAACTGCTATATTAGAACAACAGTATGCTACTAATGTAAATTCTGCATCAACAGCTCAAAATATATCTTGGACAGAGGATATTAATAATGATATTGATTTTTTTCACTCATGGAATAAGTACAGTAAGAGCATGGTTACAATGTACAGTAGGAAGTCAAACTGTAACTTCAAATGTAGTTGAAAATCAAGTTATTATACTTACTGATAGTACAGATACTAACACACTTATAGCAATACAAAACCCTAATAATAGTATAGTCAATTATGAAACAGTTACTTTATTTGATTATGTAATATATAATCCAGTTGCTGACCCAGTAATAGGATCTGATGTTACATTCAAAATAGCCAACAATGCTTATACTCAAATTCATCAGACTGTAGTTGCAGAAGGAGTACAGAATGAATCTTTAAAAAGTCTTACTACAATGATAGGTATTGAAAGTGAAAATACCTCATTACAGTTTTCTGTTTTTGCAGGAATTAATGATTCTACTATAACTGTAAAGGATTTGTTACTTACAGTCTCAGTAGATAATAGTATTGATTATTCCCCTACATCAAATGCAGATTTCTTTATGAATCCAAAATTAAGAAATAATCAAGAAGCTAATCCTGCAAGAATAATAAATAATATTACTAATAAGGTAATAACAGGTTGTACTTTTACTAATATGTCTTGGATAGATGGAGTTGATGGGTGGATGCTTAATGAAGATGGGGTAAGAGTGCTTAGGGTATTGGCAGGTTCTAAAATTAAAATTAATTATAATGCTTTTTCACAATTCTTTGATGATAATAGTTCAAATCATTCATTAGCTATAGAAATTGATTTTGCAGTAAGAAATATAACTAATGAGGATAATCCTGTATTTACTATGGGAGGAGTTGATGGAAATGGTAATATTCATGGTGTTTATATGTTGCCTCTTAATGGTGCTTTTAAACCTGCATCTATAGCAAATTGGTTAGATACTGATATATCTTGGCAAGAAGGAGTAAGAACCCATGTTATATATGATTTACAGCATGATTATTATGTTGCTAATATAGATGATAATTCCCAGACACAACTTTATCCTATAATAAGAACTTTTATCAATGGTGTGATTTGTAGGGAAACTCCTTTATTAACAGCAGGTGATGCAACTGAAGTAACAGTAAATACTAATGATGGAAAAAGATTATTATAGGACACAGCTCCTGTGATATAGATATATATGGTATAAGAGTTTATAAATCTTCTTTATCAGAAGCTCAAGTAAGGCAAAACAGACTTACTAGTTTTGATACTGGTTCTGAAAGACTTAAATTTAAACAAGCTAATAATATACTTGAAGGGGATAGAATAAGTTATGCAAAGGCAATTGCTGCTGGATATAATTGTATAGTATGGCATGGTCAACCTGTAAATTCAAGGACAGGTAAAGTAAAGAGACAGGGTTATGCTGAAATCATGAGACATTCTAATGGTATACTTGACAGAACTCATAGTGGTACTTTATATGGTATTGAAATGAGTGGTCAAGGTACTACAGCAATGAATTATAGTGAGTGGAATGTTACTCATAAAGAAGATAAAAAGACAGGTGTAGGTCATGATGAATATAAGATAGAATTAGGGGGTTCTTTAAGAATACTTTGTCGATTTAGATGGAAATGCAAATTCAGGTTATAAATTTGGGTATAAATTAGACAGTGATGATCCAAGAGCAAAGAAGTTAGTGGGTAAAATAAATTATGCTTCATCAATGCAGTCTCATAAGATGGGTGCTTGTAACCTTTATAATGACCTTTATAAAACTTGTGTTAGTAATTCAATTACCGATTTTACTAAAAATGAAAGAGTTACAGTAAAAGAAGAACCTTTCTTATATTTTGTGCAAGAAACTGAGGGTTCTAATGATAATCTAAAAGTGTTTCATGGTCTTATGACTTATGGTCCAGGTAAGGCAGATAAACCTACTTGGGGAGTTGATGATGAGGATTTAATGGCAGGAGATTCAATGTTAGAGGGTGCTGATAATAACAATCCTCTTACTGATATGAGAGTGCCCTGGACAGATGCAGGTACTGATTATGAAGATGCAGTAATCTATGATGCAGATAAAGAGTCTTTTATGTATGATGGTGCTACAAACCTTGATTTTGATTTCGGGGATACAGAAGATTTACATGCAGATGATGCAGAAGAAGTTCCTACTAATGCACAAGTAAAATTGTGGCAACCTATATTTAACTTTTTATATCTCACTAATACTACTATTAAGCCTTGGGAAGGTTCCTTAGCAACTTTGAATACTGCTGCTGAATCTAGTGATTTTGCTTATAAGTATGCTTATTGGATACCCACTACAATTAATAATGAAACTAAGTATTACTTATACAGATGTGCATATAAAACTGTAAATAATATTCCAATAAGAACATTTGTTCCTGCTGGAATAAGACTTGTTCACACTGCAAGAGGTGTTGTAACTACTTATATTAATTTTGATTGTTTATCTGATACACGAGATTTTTACAATTCTGCTGATAAGTGGTATTCTGTTGATGCTTCAAATAATCCCATTAACTTAGACCTTAATGATGTGTTGACTTTGGCAGGAACTTATGCTAATACAACAATTACAATACCAACAGGTAGTAATTATAATAAGATGAATGTAATCTTTAAAAATGCCTTGGCTATTATATTCAGACATTATGTAGAGCAAAATTTATATCTGAATAAGTCTTCAAATTTATTTCATCATGAATTTATGAAACTAGATGCTGGTACTGATAATAGGTCAAAGAACACTTATTATAGATATAATATTGCTTATAAGAATATGGAAATGCATGCTGATGACCTTGATACTATCTTCAAGACTAATAATATAGGTTATCAATATAAGCCATACTACATATTAGAACATGATGCTGATGAAAATGGGTCATATTATTGGGAAGGTCAGTTTAATGTTCTTAATAATACATTAGAATCTGCTTACAGTCCAGCACTTATAAAAGAAGAAGCCACTGTTTCATCTTTAACAGATTTCTCTGAAATAACAGGGCATCAGAAAGATATGAAAGATATGATGTTAAGTATGTTTAATGCAATGATTAACTTAGTAAAGATTAATGATACTCTTCCTGATGGTACTGTGTTAACTCAAACTGTGGAAGATTGCATGATGAAGTACTTTATGTCAATATCTCAATATTTTCCTGCTGTGGCCTTTAATGAAACAGCAAAATGGAGATATGAAAGTGCTACAGTATTTGCAGATAGACCAAGAGCAATATACCAATCATTGGGCAATCAATATGATTCTGAAGTTGAATATATAAGGAAGCGAATGATATTTCTTTCTGGTTATGCAAGACATAAGACTTTAACAGGGGCTTTGCAGAACAGAGGTAGAGGGGGTGAATATGAAATGCATTTAGTTCCTCATTATTGGCTGTATCCTACTGCAATGAGTGGGGCTTCCCTTGATGCAGGTACAGTGCTTGAATATGGAGATAGAGTTGCAGCAGGTGCATCTACTGATGCCTGGACTATTACTACTACAGGTGATACTACATTTACATTATTTAATGCTACTAATATGAGGGAATTAGGTAATATAAGGAAGTGGCCTACTGGTAATGCTGGAAGTACAGGTAATGCTGATTTAGCTTTATCAATAGTAAGTAAACGTCTTATTAAACTTGAAATATACAGGAATGATGATGAAGATGAGTCAGTTATGAAATTTAATGCTTCAACTTTAAGCATTGCACAATGTACTAACTTAGAGAGAATAGATATTCATAATGCAAGCAGAATATCAGCATTTGAAAATGGCTTATCTAATCTTATAAGATTAAAGTATTTGGATTGTAGAGGCACAGGAATAACTAATATATTATTACCACAGACCACTTCATTAAAAACCGTATATTTTCCTGCAGGAATGACTGCAATATCAATAAATAATTGTCCTAATATAACTACATTTGACTTACAGGGATATAGTAGTTTAACGTCAATATCTATTCCTCAAGCTACTTTATTTAATACATATACTTTAATTGAAAATTGTTATAATAATAATGCACCTCTTATTAGTGTTATATTAAGGAGTATAAATTGGACAAATGTTTCGGTTGATGTTCTAAGTTGGCTACTTACTATAGATAACCTTAATTTGACTGGTACTATAGCAATGGATTATACTAATCCTACCAAAAACATTACCTTTGATTTAAAAAGGCAACTTATAAATAAGTTCGGTAATATAGATAGTCCAAGTAATCCTCTTTATATAACTTATACACAAATAGAACCACCAGAAACAGGAGGTTTTTATGTTACAGGAACTCTTTATGTGAGGGCAGCTGGTAGTTATCCATTTAATATTAAAGCTGGAAATAAGTTTTATAACACTGTAAAAGCAATATCTTGGGATTATGTAGAAGTTGAAAATGCCTCTAATGCCACTTTTATGGTTAATTCTCGTACAGGTGTATTAACAGTAACTTCTCTTGCATCTTCAACTTGTATTATAAGTATGAGATGTACTCTTACATTTAATGACAATACAACAAGAATTGTTACAAGAAATGTATATTTGTGGAATAGAGAAGCTCAAGTAGGGGATTATGTATATGCTGATGGTGAATACTCAGCTTCAAATGTACTTGACGAATATAAAACAGTTATTGGGGTCTGTTGTTTTATTGGTAATGCAGCTAATGGTGATTATAACTTAAAAGACACTCAGTACAGACTTGCAGTAAGTACTGAGGATCTTAGTAATAACATTACCTCTTGTTGGAGTCCTTATATTGAAACTGATTTTGTTAATCCTACTGGTTTCCCAAACACTTTTGAACTATATAAATGTGAAGTGGTTGATAATCAAGCTGCTTATACCCCATTAACCTTTGTTGAAAATACCTCTGATTTTTATAATACTCCTATGCCAGATTACAATATTTATGGTAATTTACCTGCTGGAGGTTATTATAATAAAAGTGGTTCTAGTGCAGAATATACTGTAGATCATTTTGCTTTAGTTTCTCCTAATTATGCTTATGGTAATGGCTTTAGTATGGCAAAGTCTACAGAGTCTTCTTATATTATAGATAAAACAAGACGTACATTAGGACAAGACTTGTTTGATTTAGCTGGAGATGTATTTAAGAAAACTTATGGTGAATGGTCTGAAACACAGCAAAAATACATTATTAAAACTGTGAATCATGATTTAACGTCTATAGAAATTGCTACTTATGAGGCTCAGGGTTACTCTTATAATACCTTTGATAAGAAGTTATATCCTATAGTTAATGCTGGTTATTATGAGACTTTGGAAATTATCAAATACAGAAATACTATTATTATGGATGCTTCTAAAGAGGGTTCTGTTCTTGCAGGTATTTCTGGTTTATTAAGAATCCCATCTGCTACTAAATATAAGAAGGAAATGACTGTGCTATCTGAAATCCTCTCTTCTATGAGGGATGATTACATTAATGAAGTTTGGACTGGAGAAGGTGAAAATAGGATTAGTAGCTCATTGATAAGAAATACCTTTAATGAACCTGAGACTATTGCAAACACAGGTCTTGCTAAATATTTGCAACTTATGTGCCCTGCTGCTAGTACTGCTTATGCTTATCAACCAGCTGTTAAAGATGGTGAAATACTTAATGATAAATTCAAATCTCATAACTGGTTCTTACCTTCTTCTGGTATGCTATACAGAATTTATAAGTATTATCAGAATGCTGAAAACACCCCTGATAACATCTTTCAAGCTGCTATAACTGCTGATAAATTTATCGACTTTAGCAACACTTTTAGCGACATTAAAAATCCTTATTATTGTAGTTCAACGGAAATCCGAGATGAATTCTGTTGGATGGTTAATTTTAGGACAGATATCTTAAATAATATATATAAATATACGACTTGTAACCTTAGGGCTTTGGTGGCATTTTAATAATGATATGGGAATGGGGATTGTCTTAGTTTCCTTTTATCTTCTGATATTAATATTCATTTGATGTTAGAATATGTATCAAAACATTAAACAATGATATAAACTAAATAAAAATATTTATGAAAATTATAGAGAGAATATACAGTAATGAGATTCCCCCTATTACCTCTGCTGAAAGAGATGGTACTACCAAAATAGACAAACTTTATATAAGTTTTGATGTGCAAGAAAACTCTCCTAGTGAGGAACATCCAGAACATTATTCTTATATTAAAGTTAGAATACCTAATGGTAGATTATATTATGGGGGAGTGATAAGCACTATAAT